CGATGACTGAACGCAACTTTGCCAAAGAACTTTGCCATCACCGCTATATTGATATGGAGGATGGGAATGATACTGAAACTATTTGCTATCCTTCTTTGATTTGTATTATCACCGAGTTGTGTGATAGGATTGAGAAACTTGAAAGAAAGTTAGAACAGCAGGAAGAGTATGCTGTGGAGCAAAATGACTGAAGAAGATAAGTATGCTCTCAAAGAGTTTCTGCGTGGTGTTGGTGTATTTCTTGGTGCCTCTGCTGTATTCATCATTATTCTGATTGCACTTGCTTACTTTGCCTCTGGGGATAACCCAATCAACTCTGCATCATTTGAAGTGGTTGATAAGTATAAAGAGTGTGATGTCGTAAGATATGCACCACATCAAGTTGCAGAGTACAAGTATTTCCTGTATTGTGAGAAGAACAAATGAATGAAGACATGCCATGGGTAAATCTCACACAAGAGGAAGTTGATGAACTTCGCACCAAGAAACATGAACTTACAGAGTATGGTAAACAAAGGTTAAAAGAACTTATGAGAAACCAAGAACCCTATCCTGATGCTATGTTTGAAGAAGCAGAGCGTCGTGAGAAAGAACGCAAGGCACTTGATGCTCTTGATAAACTTTATGATGAAAATGGTGATGCACTTCAACAACTTGCAGCAATTGAAAAAGAAGAATGGGAACGCAAAGAACGAAGTGAAACTGTTCTTCGACGATATAATGCATTTTACAATGATGAATGCTCTGGGATGCCACATGGCACACCAATCACACCAGAGCATATGCAAGCAATGACATTGGAATGTATGGTTGACGCACTCATCTGTGAAAATATGAATGTGGAGTATACTGTGATTGCAATTGATGACATCAAGGATTTGATTGCAGGATTGTATCAACAGAGTAATGAGTTTCTTGCAAGAGTGAGGAAGAACAATGAGTGACAAACCATTCTATCGTTTCTTTGCGATTGATTACTGTGCCACTGGTGAAGGTCGTTCATTCTGGTTGAAAATCTGTCGCAACTATCAAAGAGTTGATGATAGAGACCGTGAATATGAAAAGTTTGCAAAGTTTGTTGATTGTGATCATTATATGCACGGATTTGATGAACTCACGGAGAGGGAGTTTCTGGACAAATACACAAGGTTCATTCCATATTTTGTTGCAGAAATGATGCAAAGGAAAGACCAACCAGCATTCACTTGGGAAACACATTTACACTTTAATTACTCATAATGGAAGTCACAGAACACAATATAGACTCTGATTTACAGATTGCTGAAATTGAAGCACTGATGGCACTAGTGAAGGCCCAAATACTGCGAGATGATAACGATAAGTTTATTCATTTGTTTTATGCCAAAATCTATGGTAAACTGATGGGAATGAAGCACGAGTTACTATGACCAAACTCTGTAAAGATTGCAAGTATTATCGTAAGGATTGGTTCTCTCATCTATTTGGAATGGGACACCGACACGATACTTGTGTATCACCAAATACTTCTCATAACCTTGTGACTGGTAATGAGAGCAGGTTCTGTGATATGCTCCGTGCTAAATGTTGGGAATCACTTGATTACTCTTGTGGTCCTGATGGTAGATTTTGGGAGGCAAAATGAAAGCATTTAAAATATGTTTTGAGTTGTGGAAGCAACTGATGACTTATGATGGTCGTGACCCTGAATGGGACTTTGAAGATTATCAAGGTATTTTTTGGGATTATCTAAACTACTCTTACATTAGAACAGAGTGGAGTATCAAGAGTGAATGGGAGTGGAAAAAATGACTAAATTAGTAAATTGGACTGAAAACCCAGATGAGATTGTACTGGAAGAGGTGAAGTTGTTTCATCTGGAAAGTATGAATGAACGAGCACTGTGGATTGGTGTTTATGGGCAAGATGGTAAGATTTATCATTTGAATATCACTGGTGATCAACTAAAATACTACTGGAGTGATGAAACAGCATGACGCACGATGAATACTGGGGTATGAGTAAGTGGGAATGGTTCCGTGAGGGATTTTTCAACATTAGATATATCATAGATTGTCATGAAACTGTTGAGCATTTCCCTGATGACTTCTGGGAGGCATTATCCTGGGGTTGGATGTGCGAATACATCTATCCCTATGATGATCCATATAATCCGTGGATTTCACCTGAACGAAAGCTGAGGTTGGGAAGATGGTCTTAATTAATAGATGGATTATCTCAAATAGATTTCTTCGTTATACTCCGTTCTGGTGGTGGTATCGTTTGATGTCACACGAAGGATTTCGCTTTGATGATTATCACATTTGGGGAGAGTTTTGGAGTTCTTTGAATGGTGGGTGGTTGGATATGAACTACAAGTGGGAGTTTGAGAAGTTCTGGGGTAAAGGAGCAAAACCTGAACGGATTGTATTACCAGCAAAAGACTTTGATGCTCTTGTAGAAAGGTTGCATGAACCACCAGACCCAGAAGTAATGAAAAAAATTGCAAGAGTTTTAAGTCGTAAAGCACCATGGGATGACGATTATGGCAATTGATGTTAAAGAAGAACAAGATGGATCATTTACAATATCATGGGATGAGAATGATCCACTAGAATCTATGTTTAACACATGGACTGAACAGGATTTTATTGATTGTATTATGAAAAGATGTAATGAGTTGTTGGGACAATCTCAAGAGTGTCCACCTACCGTTGACGAGGAACCGACTCAGGTAGTAATATCAGAGAGTCCTACAAATGCAGAAGATGAAACCCTATCCTCTGGGTCTTGATAATCCATACATGATTCGTGCTATTCTTGGCACTACTCGATGGGGATTGTATCGTAAGAATCCGTATCAGAAGATTGCTGAGTTTGCATCTCAATTTCAAGCATATGATGCTCGTCGTGCTATTTTGAAGTCTGAAGGTTACAGTGCATGAAGGTAATTAAATTTGTATTCTTTGTGACTATTGGTATGATGGTTCATACCGTGTTTACATGGAATGTTGGTTCGTCCCGTGAGAGTGTGCCAGTTGAAAAACCGTCACAGCATTACACATCGGGAGTTATCTGACCCATTATACTGATTTCAGTTCAAACAAACACCTCTCATGACTGCTTCCACCTTCGATCAGTTTGTTGCTGAGCAGGATGCTCGTAACACCATTCAACTCAACGTGACCAAGTGGTGCTACATGTTGATTGATGCTCTCAAGGACAACTATAGGGAGTATGCTGTCCGTGGACATCAGAAGTTTGTTGGCACTGATGCTGACACTCATGAGTATCATCAACGTAAGATTGATGAACTCAAGTCTGGCAAGTCTGACATTGATTATGTGATTGAAAGTGGTAAGAAGTATCACAAAATCATTATGATTGATGGTGGTGGTTCTCGTTCTGTTCATGCTTTTGTAGATCGCAAGACTGGTGAACTCTACAAGTCTGCATCTTGGAAGGCACCTGCTAAGGGAGTTCGCTATGATTTGCGTATCATTGAGCAACGTGAGAATGCTCTTGCAAATTGTGATTGGGCAGGTGGTTATCTTTACGCACGATGATTTATGCACTGATTATCCTTGCAGGATTTGCATGGGGAGGATTCGTACTATTCTCCCCATTCTTTAATTACCTTGATGAGCACAAACATGACAAAGACTGACAAACTCATTTTTATTGGGTCATTCATTTGGCTCATGCATTGGGGAACCCGTCTTACGCAGGTGATTTTTAATGTTTTACTATGAAATCAATGGGTATGGTGCCCATAAAAAACTATGCGAAGATATTTTAGTTTGGTTTATCACCAAATTTTATCCTCGTCATAAGATTGATATTACAGTCACTCATCGTGGCATGAAGCGTGAATGTGCATATGGATATTGTGATATTGAAGGTGGAGAACGCAATCCACGCACATTCTTAATTGAACTGCAATCTAACATGAATAAAAGATTGTATGCGCTTACGCTTTTGCATGAACTTATCCATGTAAAACAATGGGTTGATGGCACACTGCGTCTTCGTGGTGGCAATAGAATTTACAGGGGAATCAATGTTGAGGAGATGGATTACTCCAATCAACCTCATGAAGTAGAAGCACATGAAAATGAAGAGAAGTATCTACTCACATTCATGTGTGACACTGGAAGGGTGTGGACAGGTCTGTAAACTGGCACACACCACCCCAGATTGGGGTGGAATCACCCCTATAATGAGTGGGTACTCAAGAGATTCCAATGACCATCCAACAACACCTTGATCTCTACACCTCTGGTCTGTGGCAGTGTCCTACAACTGGTATGCTGCTGACCCTTGAAGAGCGTCCATACACCTATGAGGAGATGGATGCTATGGAGCATGGTTGCTTGGATGAGTACAATGAGTGGTGTGAGCAGTTTAATGTAGAATTTGCTGCTTGACATCACGATTCTTTTCTTTTACAATTAAGGAGTTCTTTAACTACAAAAATGGCACAAAAGTATCTTTACATCGTTGATCATTACGTTCCCTTCCCCTCTTCTGAGTATGGTGGTTTGTGGAATGTAATTGCTGAGAACGATGATGAATGTTTTGATCTCATCGCTGCTGAAGACGATGGTAATTACTATGAACAGTATTACAGTGATTTGAGGGAGAACATTATGAATGCTCGCATCTATGCTGTTTCTGAAGATGACATCACTTCTTGTGTTGTGGAGCAGTTTACCACATGATTATGATTAAAGACCCAGACTTCATTGCTGCCCAGCAGCACAGGTTGACACATCTTGAATCCCAACTAGAATGCATTCTGAAAGAAATGACCCAAATTCAGGAGTTTTTAAATGAGTATAAAGTCAGATCTGATGCATGAAAGGTGCATTACTCACTGTGAAGAGTTCTTCATGGATCGCATTAGTCAACTTGTTGATGAGTTTAACATTGATGATGCAGATGCCCTTCACTGTGAATTTGTAGTTGATGGTGAGGAACCAGATGATTGGTTGTTTATCAATGATTTAACCGATGTATGAACCAGAAGTTAATGATTATGTTGAGTGGACTAAGGGGGTAGAAGGATGGGTTTACTTCAAAGGTAAAGAATACATTACCATTGAAGTATCTGTCCGTCCAAAAGACTGTGTAAATTATAAAGCATGTCGTCTTCATAGGAATGATAGACTACTTGTTTTGTGTTATGCAAGTCAATGGAAAGAACTTAAATACATTGCAACGAGAGAATCCATTTATGAAGATTTGGAGAATGTGGGCAAAGGCACTGGGAGAGAAGGCATCAAATGATGACAGAGAATCAGACCACATTGCTCATATACGTACTGTTATATTCCTCACTTATCTCATTACTAATATTTGCATTATCGCAGGGGTCGTAAGACATTGGAATGATGAGACTAATGTCTATGTTGAAATAAAGGTGGAAGAACCTATTGTACCAAATCTTTTAACTAAAAATCAAAGAGGAGAGTTTGAATGATAACGGCAGGATATCTGGATGTATTAGATAAAGAAAGAATCGATGCGGCATTGGAAAGAATTGATTTATTGAGTAATTGGTGGATTCCAAGGGGGATTTACTCTGCTAACACTGGATTCTCTCATGATGCTGAGAATCCAGTGGATTTTTATACTTTGGGTCCTGCAACATATATTGATTGTATGCTCAATACTCAGATGTATACTATGATGACAATGCAGACCAATCCTTTACTTAAAGAATATTTTGGTTGGTTGTATGATACCATTGTATATCACATCTATTATGAGATTGGTCCCTGTCGGTTAAATGATTCTTTAGCATATCCTGGATTCCATATATTTGGTTGTAAACCTGGAGAGGAACCAAAAGTAGCAACAAAAGAATACATGGAACGTCCAAGTGCAACTATTCATGTAGATCTTCAACAAGAAAAGCATAAATCAGTATGGAGTCAATATGGTGAGGTAGACCTTGAAAATTGTTTGTCATTCACTCTATGTTTAGAAGTTCCTAAAACTGGTGCTGGTCTTAATACTTGGAATGAAGATGCAATTAAATGCTATGAAATCAATGATGATTATTCCAAAGCAATTAAATCACTTGAATATGGTGCATATGGAACACCAACAGTGATTCCTTATATTCCAGGTAAAATGTTCTATTTTATTGGTCCACTTCAACACCAAATTGCACCTGCATATAATTTGTCATTGAATGACCGTAGAATCACACTACAGGGGCATGGGGTCAAGTGTGATGGAGTTTGGGAGATATATTTCTAAATAGTAACACTGGATAATTTGTGCAATATGATTAAATATCATCAAGAATTTGCTGCTACTGGAACTGGATTGGGATACCAGATATCTTCATATGTATTGATGCGTTCTATTGCAAATAGAACAGGGTATAGTTATACTATCAATACAAATGGATTAAAGGCACTTAGAAATACATTTACTAATTTGCAATTTAACAGTATTAAAGATGAACTTGATGCTGATTTAAAGTCCATTGAGTTTTTGGATGACCATTCTTTTGAAGAAGTTGTTGCAATGGTAGAGGACAACTGTGAATTATATGGGTATCCTACTGTTAAAAGTATGGTTGATTCTATTAATTTTGAATCTGTTAAAAAAGAATTGCGGTTTAGACCAGAAGTTGTGGATAAATGCCGTCAGTTTATGTCAAAGTTTGATGGTCAAGAAGTAATCTCAATGCATCTTCGTAGAGGTGATTTTGAAGATATTAGATCTGGAATGTTTTTAATTGATGATGATTATTATAAAGAGGCATTGGAATTACTGCCACCAAACATCCCAGTTCTAATCTTTTGTAACGTTAAAGATTATATTCTAACAAATCCAATTTTAACAGCAAGTGATCCAGAAAGATTTACGTTTGTTCTTGATATATTCAACGATAATGAATTAATTAATTGTGATGTTGGTCAAGAATTGGATAGGTTAGTAGATGCTTCTGGAGAATGTAGATTTGATTACAAAGTAGCATTAGCTAAACATGCCTATGATAATTTGATGCCATCTACTCCAACTCAAGAAGAATTGAATCAAGAGATGGTGAGACTTGTAAAAGAATTGCATCCAACATATAAAGAGAAAATTGCAAATAATTTGTATAATTATTCATTTGAACTATGCTTGATGTCTATGTGTGATTATCATATTGCAGCAAATAGTTCTTTTGGTATGTGGGGCGTAGAATTATCTAATAGTAAGAAAGTTATCTATCCAAAATATTGGATGCAAGGGCATGATGAGGATACTAGAAATGCCTTTGCAGAGATTGGATTAGGTGCTATTAAAATCGATCTTGATGGTTATGACCAAACTAGAGATCTTGCAGCATTATTTTTTGATAAACCACACTACATAGGATTAGAGAATCCCGACCAACGTTCATTTACAGTTGTCAGTTAAAATGTCAAGCAGAGCAAAAAGATTAGAGCAAGAGTATTTAAATTCTATGAATACTCTACTCAGAACAACTCATGATAAGAAAGATAAAATAGGTGCAAAAGCATTGGCAGCATTTGTTCGGACCTTAATTGATGAGTGCCCACAAATGAATCTTAAGACTGCCCAAGAGATGTTCAAAATAGCAGAGGAACTGGAGAATCTATAGTAGACAGCAAAACAAGTGGCACACAGGGGCACGTAGGCACCTCTGGTGAGGTTATGATGCTTATGCCTCATTCACCAAACATGTCAATCATTGCTGGTCTTGCTTGTGGTATCGCCACTTTTTATGGAATTGGAGATGGATTTCATGGACAAATTACGGCAAATGGTGAGCGGTTTAATGCTTATCGTTGGACTGCAGCTCATCCTTATCTACCTATGGGTACACGCATACGAGTGACCAATCAAGATAATGGTAAACAAGTAATTGTGAGAGTGAATGACCGTGGTCCTTACTCACATGCTGATTTGGATTTGAGTTACGCTGCATTTGCTCACATCGAATCTTCTAAAAGAGGTAATGCTACTGTTTGTTGGAGAGTTGTGGTATAATGTACTCCACACTATTCACTCTTTTGCAATTGTGTGTGAATGGAACTTACGTCTGTGAGAGAAATTACACCAAATCATCTCAGGTTTACTATGAACCAGAGAAGTCTTGCTATCGAGATGGTGTATTCTATCCACGATGTAAAGATTTTGAAAACTCAGAAGTACAACATTATCACAATCTACTGAAGGACAAATGAACAAACTTCTAATTCTTGCATCTCTTCTGTTGACTGCACCTGCATTTGCACAGAATGCACCACCAAAACCAAAGGTCTATCGTCCATTTGCATATGAAACTCCATGTGTACTTGAAGCAGGACTTCAAACCTATCCTGACACATGTAAAGTAGTAGAAACTCGTGAGACTGGTGGTGCATTGCGTACTCGCAATATCTTCTCTAATAAGTTTGGTCTCACTATTAAAGGACGATTTGATAAAGAGAAGGGATATATGACTTGGGATAGTCATAATAAGTACGAATACAAGTGGGAATATAAAGTCGGTGGTAGTCAAGAGTCTGGTTCCTGGACATATGTAATGCCTGGGTTCCTTCTTCAAAATGTTTCTTGGGATTGAATTATGATTAAAACTTATTATGTTTCTTATGTTGGATTTGCCCTTGCTGGTATAATCGGATTTGCATTGGGTGGTAATGTAGGCACACATAGTTCTCATCAAGATACGCTTAAACTTTGCAATCAAAAACCATTGGAATGTAAATTTAAATATGACATTCTGATGTATAATGAGACTGGTAAGGTTCCTTACACTGCACCACCAGCAGCAAAACCAGAGAAGAAATAGACAATTCAATAACTGGCACACTGGGCGCTTTGATTTGCTGAAGCACCCCTTATAATTTAAAAGTAGTCAACTTATGAACCTCATGGATTACGATTACAACGAACACCAACTGCGCTCCGTGATTGACACTGACATGGAACTGGATGCTCTCCTGGATGAGGAGTGGCCAGTTGAAGAACTGCCCCATGAACTGCTGCGGGAGTTCTGAGGCACCCTATAATTACAAAGTAATCAAGGGAACACCCCATGGCACTCTCATTCCAATCCAAGGCACATCACATCGCTGCTCTGTATGATGCCTGTGCTCTGATTATGGACACCTATCGTGAGTCTGATGTCTTTGACATTTATGCTAAAGAGGGTCTTGAGGACCACATTAACTTTGCTGCCACTGCTCGTGAAATCATGGGTCTGATTGCTGAAGGCGACATCAAATGAATCTTTACATCATCAACAACATTCTCTCCGACTGGACCAGTGGGATGGTAGTTCTTGCTGCTGAATCCAAAGACCACGCCCGTGAGTTGTTTGTCAAAGAGTTTAGTGAGTATCATGTTGATGAGTTTGACAGGTATGCTAAGTTCACTATCATCGAAGGTGTGAATCATGCTGCTGGTATTATAGATTATGTTTACGGAGGGTCATAAAATGACCAGTAAGAAAATCAGTTACATCTTTTTTGTACTCATTGTAATTCTTGGATGGAATGCACTGATTATTCAACGTGACAAAAAGATGTTTGAGGGTTATGATAGTATGAAGGCAACAGAACAACGTTGCTCACAGTTTAAAACCTTTCACCCCAATTGCAACCCAAAACCATGATAATTGAATCCGAAATGAATCTCTGCGTTGATGCAGAGGAACAAGAAATGATTAACATTGCATTGAATCATCTTCTGGATGCATCAATGGAGATGAGTGTTGATGAGAATGAGCGTACACTGATACTGAAGCGTGTGCGTGACAAATCCTATCAACTTTGGGCAAAGAGGTTCTCTCAATGAGTTTTCTTGCATATTATTTGACAATGATTATTTTGTCTATGATTGCAAATTATTTTATTCAAGGACCACGGAGGTTGATTGAACATGAAGAAGGAATCAACGATTAAGATTACAAAGTCACGGGATAAGGAATTATTCCCGTGGCAATCTTTTTTATGGAGATTAGACAATTTAGATGAGAAGAGAGTATGTTGGTTTGAATGTGAAGAACATGCAACGAAGTATATTCAACGACATAAACCAAAGTACAAACTATTCCATTACACAGGTAAATGAAATTGAGGAACTTTACTGGAACATCTGATGCACCGTATGACAAACATCGTTATGCGATTGTATCAAATCAGGGTGAGCGTATCATTGTAGATGATTATATGGAAGTGTATCAGATTTGGATGCAATCCGATGAGTTGTCACATGTAGAAGTTCTTGATAGAATAGAGAAGAAGAAACCAGTCAAGGGATTTGGAGGTTAATACAGAGTATGGTCAATCCTGCTTATGTTGTTGGTTATGGTATGGTCGATGCATTGGGTAATCGACCTGGGAATTGTTTTCTGAATATGATTAATGATTATAATCCGATTCAGAAACTTGATTTTATGGGTGAGCATAAGATTCAGTATGGTATTCCATGTTTGCATGATATTCTACTTCCCGAGGCGTTTACGCCGAAAATAACCGCTAACATGACCAGAGCGCAACAGATGGCACTTCATGCAACTGAGCAGGCATTGAAGATGGCAAATCTAAAACACTCATCGAATGTTGCCGTGATTGTATCAAGTGTCTCTAATGATGTGGAGTTCCTTGATGGTAACTTCCAACGGTTTAAAGAGAATAAGAGAGTGAATCCATTCAAGATTGTCAATCGTATTCCAGATATGATTGTAGGTCAGATTACGAGTCATTATAAGTTTCATGGTGCATCAGTGGCATTGTATGCATCGTGTGCGACTGGAATGTATTCAATTGATTATGCAATGAGGATATTGGATGAGTATGACTATGTTGTGGTAGGTGGTGCTGATGCTGGTGTATTTGAGATGGCATTGAAGTATTTCGCAGGCATTGGCGCACTGGGTAATCACAATTGTCCTTTTGATGAGAATCGTGAAGGGTTTGTGATGGGAGAAGGCGCGGGTATTTTAATTTTGCAATCAAAAGATAAAGTACAACAATATGATTCAAATGTGTATGCAAAGTTATATCCTGTTGGTTGTGCAAGTGATGCATTTGATTTAACAAGTCCTGCAACAAATGGTGTTGGTGCAAAACTTGCATTGGATAAGGCATTGGATGGTATTGAACCTGATACAATTGATGCAATCTCTGCACATGCTACGAGTACACCGATTGGTGATGAGATTGAATATCAGGTATTGCAAGATTATTTGCCTGATGTTCCAATCTATGCACCAAAGTCAAAGATTGGTCATACACTTGCTGCTGCATCTGTATTGGAGTGTATTTACTCTATCCTATCCATGAGGAATTGTGTGATTCCTGGATGTTATAATTTGGAGAATGCAGAGTATGATGTCTCAAAGCAACTTGTAAGGACTTCATGTGATTTGAAGACAACATCAAAGGTTCTAAGGACTGTGAACAATAGTTTTGGTTTTGGTGGTAAATGTGCAAGTCAAGTGATTGAGGTAAAGGTGTGAGAAATCCTTGGAAGACTCTCATAGCAAAAGCAAAGACTGCCGCCCGACCTGGACAAGAAAAAAAGAATGGTATTAAAAGAACAGAACCATTAGATGTTAGTATAGATGAATTTTATCTTATAAAACAATATAAACAACAAAATGGTAAATGCTATTGGACTGAATATCCAATTGACCCTTACGGTGTTTATGAGAGGAATAATCCACTTGCACCTAGTTTAGAAAGATTGGATGAATCTAAAGGTTATATTCCCAATAATGTTGTTATTGCTTTGAGGTTATTTAATTTGGGTAGGCAGCGTTGTCCAGAAAATAAGTTTAGAGATCAAGTAATGAAATTGAAAAATCATTTCAATGGTAATCAAATAGTATCAAAATTGGATTAATTTATCATGAGTTATTATGTTGTTGTGAATTTAAATACAGGAGAGAATGTATGTCAATGTGCATTGCTAGAGGATGCACAGATGATGGTAGCATTGAATCCTGTCAATCGAGCATATCGTAAAGTGACACCATTGAATGATGCTGTGATTGATGTAGAGAGTATTGTAGAGAACGCTCTACCTGGTCAAATAGGACTACCACCAGGAAGTTATAAGATAGAGGGTCAGAAGATTTATAAATTACCAGAGAATCAGCAAATACCGTTTAATGGACTTTGATCGGAATTATAGTTTAAGAATGAGACAACAAAATAGAATGAGTTCTCAGTATAACGGAATTGCATTGATCAATGAATCAATGCGTTTAGGATATTATGATCAGATACTTAAAGAGTGTAAGGGTAAACGTTGCATTGATGTAGGGTCAGGTAGTGGTGTATTAGCATTTTTAGCATTAAAGCATGGAGCAAAGCATGTAACGTGTTTTGAACAAAATCCTAAGTCTGCGGCACATATTCAAAATGTAGCAAAAAGAATGGGATTGTCTAAAAAGATTGAAGTCATTAATACTGAGTTTATTGCATCTAAATTTAATTCGTATAATGTCAAAGATATTGATATTCTCTTTCATGAACTGGTAGGGTCTTATATTTGGAATGATATGATGGGTACAGCATTTGATGTACCATTGCCATTTAAAATGCTACCATCTGAATATATCATTCAGTTTAGTATTGTAAGACTTACACCTAAAGAATATTCTCATTTGGTTAATGTTGAGCATAATCCAGGTATCTCAGAAGGTGTAACATTAGATCTTGGTTTATCTCCTAAGTTTGCTGAGTATTATAATGAGGTGATTCAATCATCAAGTCATTTTCATCATTATACACATATTATGGATAAACCAATTAATGAGAATAATGTTATTAATGCATTACAAAACATCTATCAAACTCATCAATTTGAACATATAGGTGTTCATATATTTGATGCAAATAATCCAGATCATTATCAATCAAATCGTGTCATTCAGTTTAAATTACCAGAGACTGATGAACCTTATTTGATTGTAGTTCATCCATTTTTAAGGTCTGGTGAACATATATTAGATTTTAAAAAATGTTATAGAGAATTCACTGGTTATTATAATCCAATCATTGTACCACCTCAAAGTCATCATTGTGCATTAAGATATAATATCTTTGAAAATAGGATGAAAATTGACAAATTATGGTTAAAATAGGTTTATTTTATTAATTAAATGTATTTTTAAATATAAAAGTGTTTTGTTGTTACTGATAATCATTATCAATAACATATAGTATTACAGTATTGTTATATCTTATTATTGCCTTATAATCGTGTGGAATCTTTTTATAACTCTCTTATAATCCCTCTGAATCCTTGTGATCTTAGACAGCGTATTATAGCACAACCGCAAAAAAACGTCAAGACCCGCGAAAAAAATATAAGGATTCTCACATAAATCTCGACGAGACCCGCGATGAGAATCTCGACGAGTATATCATAGTATAACAGAATCATTATATAAGAATCTCGACGAGACACGCATCATAAATCTCGACGAGACGCACACAGTATCATAGAATCATTATATAAGAATCTCGTCGAGATGTGTGCGAATCATGATATAACAAGCACACAGTATCATATAAGGTCTCCTTATGTCATATATAAACCATCGTTATCAATACATTCTTATAAGGTATTGACACAACGGTGAGTGTGGGGTAAGATTACTACAGTTCGCACAAAGTTCTCATGGCAACCATTTACGATCAAGCACGTAAGCATCGTTATCGCGTCACTCTGGAACTCGACGTTCTTGGTGACTTTGACCCCCATAATATTAATTGGGAGAAGATGTTTAAACTTGAATCTGGTGAGAGGTGCGATGCTTATATTGAGGATTTGGATTCTGATATCTGGTAGTTAACTCCTCAGTATAACATAGAAGGGCCTTATGTGTCAAGGTGGGGGCACATAAGGTCTTTTTATGTTTTTGTATACTTTTTATAAAAAAGTTTGCAGGTTCAGTGACGATGTATTGATCAGGCAGATACCCCTCTGCCGTTCCCTATAAGGGCGCTGGTTGTCCTTATAAGATACCATAGAAGATCGGAATTAATCCGATGATGTGCCAGTTTTTGGACAGTCCACTGGTTGGTTGCAGGGTGGGTCTGCAGCGGTTATATTGGCGGAGTCCTGAACACAACACCCCATGGGAACCCGTTCACGCATCGGTTACGAACTCCCCGACCATTCTGTGGTTAGCGTTTACTGCCACTGGGATGGTTACGTAGAAGGCAACGGTCGCATTCTGGTAGATCATTATCAGAACCGCGATGATGTGCAAGATCTCATCGACGGTGGTTCAATGTCATCTCTTCGCACAACTCATACGTGGGAGAGTGCTGCTCTTCGTGATGAGAATGGCAAGATCATCGAAGATGATGCTGGCAGTTGGTCTTATTCCCACACTCGTGATGCACAACCGCTGTATCATTCAGAGCGTGGTGAGAATAATGAACCAGATGTCACCGACTTCGATATGTTTGTCTCTGGTAAAATGGGTGGCGAAGAGTATGCTTACCTGTATGACCTCAATGGTAACTGGAAGGCATATAAGATTGGTTGGGGACCTGTAGAGCGTGTCGAAATCCCTGGGTATGTGACAGCAGCGTAACTGTCCACAACGGGGCGCACAGGCGCCCCTCCACCCCTTATACTGACTTCAGTTCACACCACTCCAATGAACTTCACCATCAACGAACTCAGTGCCCTTGCTGATTTAATCTCCTTCCATGATGATTGGGATGAGGTGAGTGAGCGTGTGGGTTGCGATGTCTCTGATCTTTATGATAAGGTCATTGACGCAATGAACATTGCAGGGGAGGGTTGATCATGTCACTCTCTAACAAATCAGTCAACAGAATTGCTGCAGCACTTGTTGAAGAAGTTGCAGAAGAACTTGTAGAAACATGTGATTGGATTGAATTTCTTCACACCAACATTGGTGGCATCATTGTTGACAAACTTGGTCAAGTTGATGATGAAATTCTAGCAGAACTGATCATGTGTGTGGCAGATCGTATCACTCTCAAACCTTACACCAATGAATGATTCTACTCTTGACCTCTTTTGTGAACATCAATCTGTAAGGGAAGTGATGTCAATTGATGAGGCATTCACTGCTGCAATTGAAGAAGAAGCAGCAAAACTGGAAGTCACTGTAGACTATTATCTGGAGGAATTTTTTGTCTAGTGGACAGTCAGTGAACTGTCCATAAAATCTCGACGAGACGCGCACACGCGCTATCATTCATTTGTTCACCACCAGAACATCATGAAGTATCAAATCACTTCAATTCAATTCGATTGCTCTCTTGATGATGAAGAGGGTTGGGATGAATCAGACCAGATTATGACTGAAGAACGCCTCAATGAGGTTTATGTTGGTCAAATCTGGGATGCTGATGATGAGGATGACCTTGTAGAGGAAATCTCTACTGCATCAGGTTGGTGCATTAAGTCCATCGATTACCGTCACGTTCTTCAATGAAATACAAAGAACTGCTCGAACAGTTGCAACAACTTAGTGAAGATCAACTGAATCAGGATGTTGCTATCTGCTCTGAAGATGAACCCGATGAGTATTATCAAGCAAGTGTAGAGTTAGTGTTTTCAACTGAGGAATGTGATGTCCTCGATCTTGACCACCCTATCATTCGTTTTTGATCATGAACCGTTCTGAACTTCAAACTGCACTTATTCAGCAGATGTTGGATGACATGGACCTTAAGACAATGACCCAACTTTGTTATGATTATCTTGAGGAGGGTTATGATAAGTATTCTGAAGAAGAATTGATCACTGAATGTGAAGAATACTATCCTGAACTTCTGGAAGGATAAGAAACGCTAATGGGTCAGGGGGTTGACTTTGCTGCCGTTCTGACCCATACTGACATCAGTTCACGGGAACACCCCATGACTCTGGTTTGCGCCTCCGACCTCAAGACCCGCCAAATGGTATGGGTCAAGAACACCACCGCCACTGGTGTGCCAGCTGCTGCCCCGTCCCATGTGTGGGCAGACCTCGGTCGCCGTGGTATGATTTGATTGCTCACCCACCGCAACTTTTTTCTTTATTATGACTCTCACTCAAGAAGATCTGAACTTCTACGAGGACAACTACAACAGTGTCATGCAATTTGGCATGATTAACACTTTTGATGAGCGTGAAGAACGGATTCGATTCCGTGCAGTTTCTAAAGCAATTCAAGAACAAATTGATTCTCTGACGATTGAGGATCAAAAGCGTGTTCCTTTTACAAAGGAAGAAATTGCACCTGTGTTTGAAGAGTATCTGTGCGCTTATACTCTCAACGGTCAAGCAAAAGTTTTTGACCGCAAACTTGCTGCTACAGGTATTCAATCGTTCCGAAAGAATCCTGTTGCTTCGGCAATGGGTATTCATGGACAAATTGCATACTACGATCAGTATAACGATGTCATCACGAAATCGTTCGATCGTGCTGGTCAAACCCTGAAAACCATGTTGCAACAGTATAACGACATGATGGGGGTTGAGCGATTCACCCTGGATTGATAACCAATCCTTATGGGTCAGGGGGTTGACTTCTGACCCAATCCATTCCATACTACGTTTGTTCAACACAGATTCATGACTGACATCACCTGGGTTAACGACATTCCAATGCCCACAATGTTGGAAGAAGATTATCAAGAAACAGAATACAAAGATTATGAAGATTCTGATTGGTATAATGACCCCAACTGTGTCATGTCTCGCCATCATTATTGAATCATGATTGAATCCTTGCTTGTTGCATACGTTGTCGGTCAAGTAATTACAGGACCGAATGAAATCACAACAAATTATCTCAACGAAGATAAACAGATTGTGACAGTTGTCGAAGTGGTCCAAGAGGTTGACACCGCACGGCGGTGATGCTAATCTAGGTTCACAAGCGGGGGTGAAGCATCCCGCTCAAAACACTTCACTCAAACCTTTACTTTTTGAATTCATTATGTTTAACTTCACTTCTTCCGCCATCGAGTCCATCAGCGACGTGCAAGATGGTAAAGTGACCATCACCTTCAACGGTGGTCGTGAGTATACCTACGCTGTGCCCCAAGTTGATCAGTTTGTTAGCGAACTGACCAGCACCATCAATGCTCAGGGTAGCGTGGGTCGCTTTGTTAACGCTGCCATCAAGAGCGAGCAACTGGTCGCTGCCTGATAGCAACAGATCTCGTCGAGATTATCACATTTAATCTCGACGAGTTTATCACACTTACAAATCTCGACTAGGTATCACGTATCATGGAAAACGCTTCGATTCTGATTTCAATGCTTCGTCAGGGTAACAATGGTGAAGAAATCCTCAAGATTCTTGACACCATCGCCGCTTCTGATGATACAATGCAAGCGACTCTAGAACCAATCGATTTCTGACACCATGGACACCGCATTCGTCACGCCTGTATCTAAAAAAGCAAAAAACAGATTTGCTAATTTAATGGATGGAATTGATGAATGTATTGTAGAACAACACAAAGGGGATAAAGTATTCCTCACCAGTCACAACGGTAGAAACCACTTCTGGGTTAATCTAAACAAAGATCCTGACTGGATTGTAGAGTTCTAATCTAACACAAAACCCCGCCGATGGCGGGGTTTTTTTATACCTGTATGCTTCCCACCCCTCCCGCCCTCTAGCGTAGGGGCGGTGCCCCCTAAAAGTCAACCCCTGGCTCATAAGTATTTCTGATGTCACCCATAAGAAACCCTGATGGTAAAACCCGTTGCAGGGTGCCCCCGATGCTGTAGGATTCTGGCAACGCCAACCCACCCCCATGGCACACACCGATTCGATCATCGCAACCTATTTCCAGAGCAACACTCTGGATCGGCAGATGGGCGCCCAATGGTATCACAACGCCTACATGGTTTGTGTTACTTTAGGCGAAAAGTATGGTTTCTGCCCTAACACCGTGGCAGGTGTTATCGCTGCACTTTCTCCTAACAACAAATGGGATCAAAATGTAGAGGATGCTGAAACAATGCTCCGCGCCTATTGTTATGAAATTCCGTTTGAGAATGTGAAAGTCTCAACCTATTCTATCAACAAAGATAAGGCGCGGACTATCATTGAACTGCAACTCGATTCTGATCAGTATATCGAGAAAGTTCTACGCGGAAACAAAACAATTGCCTTCTACAATTGTATTGCAAAGGATGGCAATTCTGACACTCCCTGCATTGATGGTCACGCCTACAACATTTGGAACGGAAGTGTTTCTAACCTGAAAGAAGTTCCTTCTATGTCAGACAAAACTTTCCTGCTGATTCAAGATGCTTACCGTGACGCTGCTAAGTTAATCTCAAGCGTCACCGAAAAGTATCATTCAGCGGCACAAGTTCAGGCGATTACATGGGTCGCGTATCGTAGGATACACAAAGGTCTAGTGTGAACCTTTGTTAACGGGGGGCACGGGTGCCCCCCTCCCATGCTGTAGGATACCAAGGTCAACACGGGACACCCCCATGCGGTTCTACATTCTCCCCGACCACACCGATTTCGTTCCTGCTGATCAGGAATGGTTCTACACTCAAGATCAGGCATACGATGCCGCGTTTGATTGGAGTGCTGAACTCGGTGGAGTTCCTGTTAAGATTGGCACCTTCAATCTTGGCGGTCCTAGTTACACTGTGGCAGTTGTAACTGCCTGAGGTTAACAACAACGGGGGGTGAAATTCCCCCCCAATTCTTCACCTTCAAACCCACAAGATCATGGCACTCGGTATCACCATTCGCTACCAAACTCCCTACAATTCTTGTGAATGGCGGGAGCAAACTTTCCCCACAATTGATGAGGCAAAGCGTATGGTAGATTTCTATCGTTCCTGTGGTTCTCCTGCTGAGGTTGTTACTTTCAGTGAGGGTCAAAAATGAGAACATTCTTTCTGATTTTTGCGGTTGCGTTTCTATTCTCATCACCAGTTAGAAACACCACCGCTGCAACATTGCACACCGTCGCTAACATCATTCAAGAATGACACACTATCCCTCCCGCCTTCGGTTTAAACTTCCCGCCGAAAGAATCGCTGAACTTGTTGAAAAGAACTGCACCGTCTTAAGTGATGAGGAATGGATGCAATTTTTTGAGCAAGTTAACATTATTTCCGATTGTAACGATTCGCCCGTTCTGGTCACGACCTGACCGCCCGACCGTCTAGGATACTGTCAAGCGAGGCAAACGGACCTCGCCCAACCCCAAACCGACCATGTTCGCTTCCATCATCCGCGCCGCAATCCGTACCCGCCTGATCAACGACGGACCCCAGACCTGCAGCGACCTTGTGCGCTCTATGGGTCTTGACCCCCGTCGCCATAAGGGCACCATTCACGCCCTTATGGTTGACCTCGAAAAGGATGGCGTTCTAGGTGCCACCCGTTCCGATAACGGAAAGCGGGATCTGTGGTTTGTGAACTTTGAGCAAATCCGCAAGCGTGACCGCCTGATTGCTGCCCTCTCTGGAATCTAACGAAATGTGACAGGGGGTGCCCATAGGGTGCCCCCACCCCTTAAGATACATTCAAGCGGGACACACCCGCACAACCCCACACCTGAAAATGAACTTCGATTCTTTCGTTTGTGACCCTCAGATTGAGGATGTTTATATCCCCACTGAGGATGATTGGGCATCATTCTATGATGATGATCAGGAACTGGAAATGTACTCTCTAGAGTGTGCTTTCGGTCCTGAGGAGTAAACTTAACGGGGGCAGAAATGCCCCCCCTTCGTTAACACTATCATCACCACAATGCGCTTCTCTACTCCTCAACAATTCGCCGCCATCTTCTACTTTGGCGTTGATACAAAGGCATGGAAAGATGATGAGCAGTTCGGGTTATCAATCGGCAGACTTTATGCTGGTTTGTATAACAATGTTCTACACATTGGTATACTTGACTCCAAAGGTTGCCTGCCCTGATTAACACTTTGCCCCCTCATTCGTGAGGGGGTTTTTTATATTCGTGCGGACACTTTCATTCATCAGTATCCGTTATGGCAGTTAAATCGATTCATAAGTTATACTAATGCGGCCCCCTGCGCCCCCCCCGTATATAAAATCGATCACTACCCTAACCTACAGAGGTGACAATTCGAGTGAGTGATTTCACTTTCATATGAAAAATTTTTGGGAAAAAAATTTCCCTCAGAAGGTCGTATAAACCCTAAAGGGTATGCTATAATACCATTATACATAAAAATGTCAAGAGGATTTAATATGGACAAAGTTTATCACATCTATGACAAAGATAATCATTGTGTTGACGCAGTTCTCTCTGAAGACGAATTCATAGAGAAGTGGGAAGAACTCAAAGACAAAGAGTTTGATTATGAGGAAGTCGAAGTAAATCGACAACTCATGGTAGAGTCTTCCTATTGACAAACTAAAAACTAAACGTTAGAATTGACCTGAAGAAACTTAATTAACATGGCAAAAGGATTCACCGTAAAAGCCACAGCTCCGACTCAACCACAAGAGCAGTGGGACTATGATGCAATTAGGGAGAGAATGAGGGGCAAGAGCATCGTCTTTTGTCTCCCAGGACGTGGTTGCTCCTATCAATTTCTGAAATCATTTGTACAACTGTGTTTTGACCTTGTACAAAATGGTATGAGTATTCAGATCTCTCAAGATTATTCTTCCATGGTTAACTTTGCACGTTGCAAGTGTCTTGGTGCAAACGTTCTTCGTGGACCTAAGCAAATTCCTTGGGACGGTAAGCTACAATACGATTATCAACTTTGGATTGATAATGACATTGTGTTTAATACAGAAAAATTCTGGCAACTGTGCGATCTCGCAGTACCTGGACCAGACAAAGAAGGTATCCCACAGCAAGAAAAAGAAATCGTTGCTGGTTGGTATGCCACTGAGGATGGGGTAACTACTTCAGTTGCTCACTGGTTGGAAGAGGATGACTTCCGTAAGAACGGTGGTGTTATGAATCATGAAACCACTGAATCTATGGCAAAGAGACGCAAACCATTCACCGTGGATTACACAGGTTTTGGATGGGTTATGATTCGTCATGGTGTCTTTGAACGTCTTGAATATCCTTGGTTTGCTCCTAAGATGCAAGTCTTTGAATCTGGTGCAGTTCAAGATATGTGTGGAGAGGACGTATCGTTCTGTCTAGATGCAAAAGAGGCAGGCATTGAAACGTGGTGTGACCCACGGATTCGCGTTGGACATGAGAAGACTCGCGTAATCTGATATGAGTACCTCTGAGAAACTTTATAACGTGTGTTATAATGGTAGAGCGTTATATCAGAGTATGACTCTTGAAGACTGTACTGAGATTCTTCAAGAGTTCTCTGAACGCTTTTTCTCGGGGGAAGATATCGACCCCAATTTGATTTCACTTGAACCATTATTTGAAAATTAACTATGGCAAAAAGACCTTCACTGACTAGTAAAGTTGTTATTGAATCAAAACCCAAAAAAACTCGGCAAGGTATGGGTAAACATACAAAGTACGCCGCAACGTCTCGTAACGGAGCACGTAAGAGGTATAGAGGACAAGGTTAAATACTATAAGAATTAACTATAATTCATGTATTTTTTAGATTCACAGGAAGAGTGGGAGAATATTCATACTTCTGATTTGTGGGTTTACAATAAATTATTTTTAAGTCGGGTTTTAGGATATACTTGTGGACCAATTGGGTCTTCAGTTCCTAAACCCGACTTTTATATTGTTCGCCCAATGATGAATATGCTTGGAATGGGTCGGTATGCTCGCAAAGAATGGATTTACAAGTACACCGACCAATACCATCCAGGAGAGTTTTGGTGTGAAATATTCCATGGACCACACTTAAGTGTAGATTTTAGGGATAAGAAGTCTGAATTGGTGGTTTTAGGTACACGAGAACCATTCAGTCCTCTCTATAAATGGGAAAAATGGGAAAGAATGGACCAAGAGGTTACTTTTCCTGAAATTTTAAATGATTTGGTCGGTAGTTATGAGTATATTAATTGTGAATTTATTGGAAATCGTCTAATAGAGGTTCATTTTAGACAAAACCCAGATTTTAGGTATGGTAACACTGTTGCAATACCAGTTTGGAAGGATGAAAATGCACCAATTGACAAAAATTATAACTATATTAAGGATGAAGATTACTTAAGAACTGGTTTTTATATTGATTGACGGGATAGCAACCCCGTAAAAAGTTCTGATTTAACAAATCAGGAGAGCAAAATGGGTAAACCAGCAGATCGTGATGTAAACTACATGTATAATATGTGGGGAACAACTAGTTTAATCTCAGATTACAATTCAACAGAAGTAATTAAAGAAAAAAAGATGTTGCGAGAGATCGCAAACGATGATAAAACCCCAAAAAAGCATGATTTTGAAGTTCAAAATGAACTTCATGAAAAAATTCGTAATGATGAAGATTATGATGATTGGTCCTACGGCACTGAACCAAGTTGGGGACATAAGTGGTAAAAAACCACTATAAATAAATCATAATAATACTCGAAATAATGCCGCTAGAGCGTATTAGTGTTGGATTTAAGGATATTAGTCTCTCGTTAAGGGCAAATCCTCTGACGAGAGACTTATCTATTTTAAAGAATGAATCTGCCATAGCACGTTCGGTCCAGAATTTGGTATTGACCTCTAGAGGGGAGAAATTTTTTGAACCTACTATTGGAACTCTCACAAATGCATTATTATTTGAAAATATTGATTTTTCTACCGCAGAATTATTAAAAAGCGAAATAGAAAGTGTTATAAGGAATAATGAACCTAGGGTTGAATTAGTTGAAGTTACTGTAACTCCAAATTATGATGAAGGAGCAATGGATGTTAAAGTGATATATTTAATAGTTGGAATAGATGCCCTACCACAACAACTAGAATTTGTATTACTGCCAACCAGATAAATGTCATTAGTTAACGTATCATCACTAGATTTTAATGATATAAGGGAATCTATCAAAAGTTTCTTGAGAGCTGATGGTAGATTTACAGATTATGATTTTGAAGGATCAAATTTTAGTATTTTAATTGATACCCTAGCATATAATACTTACATTAGTTCATATAATGCAAATATGTTAACTAATGAGGTATTCTTAGATGGAGCAACTCTAAGAGAAAATGTAGTTTCTCTTGCTAGAAATTTAGGGTATCTACCAAGATCAGTAAGATCTTCTAGAGCAAAGATATCATTCTTTGTAAATCTTTCTGGATTTGCCACAAATCCAATTTCAATTACTTTACGTAAAGGAATAGTTGCAACATCTAATGCATCATTCTCAAATTTAAATTATATCTATTCAATTCCTGACGATGTAACAGTTCCTGTATCAAATGGAATCGCTACTTTTGATAATATTGTAATTTATGAAGGTTCTTATATTGAAGACAACTTTACCGTAAATAGTTTAAATAAAAATCAAAGATTTATTTTAAACAATGAAAATATTGATACCAGTTTGATAAGAGTTACTGTTAGAGAAAGTAAAAATAGTAATATTTCTAGAGTTTATAAATTTGCCGATAATTTAACTGCAGTCAAATCAACAGATGATGTATTTTTCTTAAATGAAATTGAAGACCAGAGATATGAATTAATTTTTGGAGATAATACATTTGGCAGCAAATTAGAAAACGATAACTTTATTTTGGTAAGTTACGTTACAACTAATGGAACAATTGCAAACGGTATAAATGCTTTTAGTTTTGCTGGAAGACTAGTAGATAACAACGGCAGTCCAGTTACCGTTGATGAACCCCTATTAACAACCGTAGAAGCGGCAGGATATGGGTCAGATATCGAATCCATCGCATCGATTAAAAAATTAGCTCCAAGAGTATACTCTTCACAAAATAGAGCAGTTACTGCATCAGATTATGAATCACTAATACCATTAATTTATCCAGAAACAGAATCTGTATCTGTTTATGGTGGAGAAGAATTGGACCCCCCAAAATTTGGCAAAGTATATATTACAGTTAAACCAAAAAACGGTTCATATTTGCCAAATGCTATTAAAGATAACTTAAAAACAACTCTTAGAAAGTATGCAGTTGCGGGAATAATTCCAGAATTTATAGATTTAAAGTATTTGTATATTGAATATCAAACAAAAGTTTACTACAATAGTAATCAAGGTAATGCAGATTTTTTAAAAACTCAAGTCCAACAAACATTAGAAAAATTCGCTAAATCTGATGAGTTAAATAGATATGGATCTAGATTCAAGTATAGCAAATTCCTAAAATTAATTGATGATTCTTCTATAGCAATTACATCAAATATTACAACCTTACAAATAAGGAGAGACTTGAAAATTATATTAGGTCAATTTACCGAATATGAAATCTGCTTTGGTAATGAATTCCATATCAAAAATCCAAGTGGGTATAATTTTAAAACAAGTGGATTTTCTGTTGATGGAATTACTGGTACAGTTTATCTTTCAGACATTCCACATGCTGAAGGATTTGGAGCAGTATTTTTATTTAAATTGGATGCTTCAAATCAACCAGTTATTGTTAGAAGAAAAGTTGGAACTATAGATTATAAAAAAGGTGAGATTAAAATAAATGCTTTGAATATTATAGCAACTAGTAAAAAATCTTTTGGTGATAATATAGTTGAATTTTCTGCTATACCAAAATCTAATGATGTTATTGGTAAACAAGATTTATACTTACAATTAGACAATTCTAAATCTATGGTAAATATGATTAATGATGTAATCTCTTCTGGAATTGATATATCAGGATCACAATACATAGTATCATCTAGCTACTTAAACGGCGAGTTCATAAGACTGTAAGAACATGAAGAACAGAGTTAATATTAAAAATTTAGTTTCTGACCAACTTCCCAGTTTTGTTAGGGATGGGTATCCAGAATTTGTAGAGTTTTTAAAAGATTACTATGATTCTTTAGAGTTTCCTGGTGGTCCTGTAGATATTTTAAATAATATTGATGAATATACCAAATTAGATAATATAACAGAATTAACTTATTATACTGAATTAACCGCAAATGTTGATTACGGTGCGGTTGATATTAGTGTGAGTAGCACTGATGGATTCCCATTATATAATGGTCTTTTACAAATTGATAATGAAATAATTCTATATGAATCCAAAAACCAAACCACTTTTTTAAATTGTAAAAGAGGGTTTAGTGGAATTACCACCTATACAAGTCCAGAAAGTGAAACTCTGACTTTTAGTACAAGTATTATAGACGCACATACAGGTAATACAATTGTATATAATTTACATTCCTTATTTTTAGCAGAACTTTATAAAAAATTTAAATATCAATACGCTCCAGGATTTGAAGATATTGAATTTTATAAAGAACTAAATGAAAAAATATTAGTATCAAACTTAAAAGATTTTTACGCTTCAAAAGGAGCAAATAGTTCTTTTGATATTTTATTTAAATCCATTTGGGGTTCACCCGTACAAATCATTAAACCTAGAGATTTCTTAATTCAACCATCTGATGCTGATTATAGAATTACTAGAGATCTTGTTATTAAAAGATTATCTGGAAATCCTCAAGAGTTAGTTAATAAAACATTATATCAAGATGAGACTCAAACCATTCCAAAAGCAGCTGGATCTATTACTAATGTAGAGCAACTTTTTAAAGACGGTGAAGAGTACTTTAGATTAAGTTTGGACTATAATCCAGAGTTAGAAACATTTAATTTTACAGTACACCCAAAAACAAAAATTACCAATCCAGTAGGTCTTGGACAGACTTATCTTGATGTTGATTCAACACTGAGCTTTACAAACTCAGGAACACTTGTAGTATTTGATAATAATGTAGAATATAAATTTACATATAGTGGTAAAAGTTGCACACAATTTTTTGGATTGTCTTCTCCTATTGCAATAAATTTAAATCAAGATATAACAACTCCAGATTATGCGTATGCAATTTCAGAATCTGGAGACCAAATTAGAGTTAAGATTACAGGTGTTCTTGGAGATTTGGAATTAGATAGAGAATCTTCATATTATTATGAATTAGAAGACCAGGTTGAAATTGTTTCTTTAGGTGCAGATAGTGAGGAGCAAATAAGAAGCAGTTGGATTAATAATGTATCACCAGAGTATGAAATTGAACAAATTACTCAGGTTGCATTAAAATTAAATGGAGCAGCACAATATAGAATAAAAACATATGACCCCAATATCTTCACTTTGGGTGATATTGGAACCATAAAAGGTAGTGATGGTAATCAATATGATATTTTTGTAATCGCGGTATCAAATAAGTACGAATTTGACGTAAACTTAACTACTAGAATTAATACATCTGATGTAAGATATTCTATTAGAAAGGGTATATCAAAAACTAAGAGTAATAATCAACCAGAAATTAATATTATATCAGCAGATATTCAAAATGTATATACAGACGATGATGACACTTACGTTGTAAGTTCTTCTCTGCCAAATTATTATAATACTCCAATAATTGTTGAAGATTTGTCTGTAACTTTTACTGGACAGTATGATGGATTTGATATTAATATTGGTTCTAACTCTTTTATTAGTGGCGAGGCAGTATATTATTCTAGAAATAATAATGTTGGGTTAAATATTGCAGAGGGACCTTATTTTGTTTATAAAGTAAACTCCAGCACAATAAGATTAGCTACCAGTAGAGCTAATATTAGAAGTGGTCAGTTCGTTTACGTTTTTGGTACTGTACTTAATAATAAAATATCATTATTGAAGTATTATAATAGGAGATTACAGTCTCAAGACATAATTAGAAAATTCTCTCCTAGTGTTGATGATGATATCATTGAAAATAGAATTACAAAACCAGGAACTGTTGGATTGTTTTTAAATGGTGTTGAAGCATTAAATTATAAATCTTCTGATACCATTTATTCTGGTCCAATTGAAGAAATAGTAGTTTCTTCCGTGGGAGATGCTAATTACGACGTTATCAACCCTCCTGTGATGGTTATATCGGATAATGTTGGTGTTGGAAATACTATTTTTGGATCTGGTGCTGAGGGAATTTGTAATGTTGTAGGAACTTTATCTAGAATTAATATTTTAGATAAAGGATTTGATTATACAGACGAACCAAAAATTACAATTTCTGGCGGAAACGGTACTGGTGCCGAAGCAAAGGCAAACTTATCTAAAATAATTCATTCGGTATCATTTAATGCTGGAAGTTTATATGACCAGGTAAATTTATCTGAAAATAGTATAGGTTTCACTACTTATCATAAATTTAGAGATTTTGAAAGAGTAATTTATAATTCACAGAATCAACCTAAGATTAGTAATTTAGTTGATGATGCCATTTATTTTGTTAAAATAATTACACCAACTAAAATTAAATTACATAATACTTTAGATGATGCCATTACTGGAATAAATACTGTTATTCTTGGTTCATATGGCGAAGGATTACAGAAATTAACTTCTTCGGATAAGAAGAAAGTAATTTCATCAATAGAAGTAATTACCCCTGGTAGAAATTATACAAATAAGACTTTATTTTTTGATAAAGATTCTATCAGTACTTTTAATAATACAATTAAAATAATAAATCACGGATATACTGACAAAGAAATTATTCTTTTTAACTCTGATGGTGTATTACCTGTTGGATTAAATACAAATTCTGAATATTATGTAAAAGTAGTTGATAAAAATACTTTCAGAGTTGCTAGTGTTGAACCTGTTGGTGTTGGTAGTACTATATCTAGTGACTATAATTATGTTAATAGAAGATTTATTGATTTTAATGATGGTGGATTGGGGCAGCATAGTATAAAGTATCAATCAATTACTTTAAAAATTGAATCCCCAATTGGAGTCACAACTTTTGCTGGTCAAGACTTCAATGCTAAGGTTAGACCAATATTTACTGGTTCAATACAATCAGTATCATTAAAAAATAAAGGTGATAATTATGGAGATCCAAACGTTGTAAATTACAATAGACAACCTGACATAAGTTTATTAAATGGAGAAAATGCACAAATAAGTGTTATTGTATCTTCTCAAGGTAAAATTATTGGTGCTATTGTAAATAATCCTGGTTCAAATTATAATTCACCACCATTACTAGAAGTTTTAGGTTCTGGTTCTGGTGCAATATTGGTTCCAATAATTGTTAATGGAGCAATTGTAGACGTAAAAATTATTGAAAGTGGATTTAATTATTCTCAAGTAGATACTACTGTAAAAGTAGTTCCAACAGGAAGCAATGCTAGATTTGAAGCTAAAATTAAATCTTGGAATATTAATGTTGTTGAAAGAATTTTCCAATCAGATCAAGTAAATTCAGATGATGGAATAATCACTACACCCCTTGCATCAGAAAGAGGTTTACAGTTTACTCACGCATATGCTGCTAGAGAACTGCGTAAAAAATTACTAGCAACTTCTTTAGATCTTGTTGGTAATACTGTTTATCGGGAGGATATTGAGAATGATAACAATCCAGTTAAATATCATTCACCTATCATAGGGTGGGCATATGATGGAAATCCAATTTATGGACCATACGGATATGCGGATAAAGAGGGAGGTGCTGTTGTAAGATTAAATAGTGGGTATGAATTAAACTTACAAGCATATAGACCATCAACATCATCTTTCCCACCAGGATATTTTATACAAGATTATGAATTCACTAACAATGGAGATTTAGATATACACAATGGAAGATATTGTAAAACTCCAGAATTTCCAAATGGTGTTTATGCATATTTTGCTACTGTAAATTCCATAAAAAATGCTTCTGGACCATTTAACGGATTTTTAAAACCTGTTTTCCCATACATTATTGGGGACACTTTTAAATCAAAAATAATTGATTATAATTTTGATCAATATTCAAACTTGTCTTTTGTAGATTTAAATAATACTGGATGGATTAGATATACAACACCATTAGGGTTACTATTAAATAAAACAAGATATCAGGGATTTATTCAACCAGATACTTTTAGTAGGGGATTCACTGAGGTTAGTAGTGTCAGTTCTGGAGAATTAACAGAGTTACAAATTATTTCCCCTGGTGATAATTATTCAATACAGGATAATATATTCTTCAATAGTCAAGGCACAGGTGGTTCTGGTGCTTATGCTAGAATATCAGAAATTAAAGGTAGGGATGTAAGTTCAATATCATATTCTTTCAGTAAATTAGTTGATGTTGAGTTTACTCCATTTGGATCTCTTGGTAAATTTGTTGGATTTGCAAGTACATCTCACTCTTTAATCAATGGAGATATTGTATCTGTACAGAATTTAAATATTCTTTCAACAAATTTTGCATCTTCTTATGTAGTAGGTATCTCAACAAATACACTAACACTATCAAATAATACTCCAAATGCTTCACAAACTGGAATTGTAACTTATTTAAATGTTTCTGGTAATTTAAATTTTCCCGTAGCATCAGTAAATGATGTTTACAAAATTGGACCAGAAAGAGTTAAGATTATTAATGTATATCCTCAAGATTCTAGAATAAAAGTATATAGATCTTTTGGTGGAAGTACTTCTATTGCACACACTGCAGGTGATAGTTTAATTGAATTAAGTAGAAAAATTACTTTCAATAGTGGATTCAGCACTTCTACAGAATATAAACTTAACTCAGAATATTATTTTGATCCTAGAGAAAGTGCAATAATCCCTTCAGAAAATTTAATCCTGTATTCAAACCCAATACCTCCGTCACTTGTTCCAACAGCTTGGGATTATTATTCTGTGGGAGTAGGAACTGGATCTGTAGAATATTTTAGTGATAATTCTCCAGATGGTTCAAATAATGCTGCAAAAGTGGCATTTGCTTCTACTACAGGTTCAAGTGATGCATTTGGAATAAAATATGAATCAGTATCTTTGTCCTCTGGTAATAATACATTTTCAGTATTTTTAAGAGGTCATACTGGTGGAGAACAAGTCTATTTTATTTTGGACGATGGTGGTTCATATTATTCTCAATTAGTAACTTTAACAACAAATTGGAGAAGATATAGTCTTACTGTATTGACTGGTGCTGGACTCCATAGAATAAGAATAGGAACATATGGTCCTCAAGGTCTTACTCTAAATTCATCTCCTACGTTTTATGTTTGGGGTGCTCAAGTTGAACTTGGGTCTTTAACTAGTTCATATTATTCAACTTCGGGTAGTCCATTATCAAGAGCATCTCAAAAATCTGGATTATTGTTTTTTAGTAACCCAGGAGTTACCCAGAAAAAAGGAATTAAAACAATTCCAAATACATTTTATTTACCAAATCATGGATTTAAAACTGGAGATAAAGTAAAATATAACGTTGGACATGGATATACAGGAGTTAGTGTATCTTATGGAACAACAACAACACCACTTTTAAATTCACAAACTTTGTATATTGCCTCATATGATTCTGACTTTATCGGGGTATCAACTCAGAGAATCGGAATTGGAAGCACTGGTGGATTTGTTGGAATAGGTTCAGATGTTTTAGAGATTTTTAAAATTGCTAATTATGGAACAGGTGAAGTACACAGTATTAAAACAGATCTACCTTTAACTATTCGTGGAGATGTTTATAAAAAGACTGCAACAGTTATAACTGAAAGAGAGCATGGATTAACAAATGGTGATATTGTTGATTTGAAAGTAATTTCTGGAGTTTCTACTAATTTTTATGTGACATATGATGACATTAACAGAAGAATGTTAATTAACCCAAGATCATTTATAGACACTGATATCAATTTATCCAGAAATACTATAACAAT